GAAGCAGAACCAACTACTGCCGCCTGGTCAACACCAATCATCGCTCTTTCAACATCGAGCTTGATGGCCTTCAAAGTTTTTGCAAGTGCGTAGGCTGTCTCCTTCGCACGACCGTGAGTCTTCACAGCGTCAACTGTTGCAGCTACCTTGAAAGCTTCACCGATTATCTGAGTGGTGTTGCTACGGGTAGTTGGCTGTGCGATGGCGGTAGTTGCAGCGTCAGCTCCTTCTACCAGGGCATTAACGCCCGCTGAACGAATCGAATCTTCAAGCCATTCAAAGGTACGAGCAGATACTTTCTCGCTCTTTACAAGAGTCTGAAAGGGACAAGAAGTTGGAGATATATTTGCGATTGTCTGAGATACGTCCTCAGCCAAACCCGTTGTTGCGTAGGATACAAGTGTAGCCATTTTAAAATTTCCTTATGGAATATTGAGAGGGATAAAAACTAGGCGTCACTGCCAGTTAGACATAATCACATCTGCAATGTTGTCGAGGTCATTAGCATTAGCCCTAAGCTGGTCCACCTTACGCTGCTGATTCTGTTTCTTGAGTTCAGTATTATTTGGGGGTGCTTTTTTAGACCTAAGAATCTTCTTCGCCGCCTTCGCTTTTTTCACAGTGGCTACCTTCTTGGTCTGGTCGAACATGCGGGCCTTGTTAAGTAACTTAATAACATTGGGGTCTGCATATTGATTAACCTGGTCTTCTGGTAATCCCTGGGAAATAGCGTAACTACGAATATCGTTATAAAGGTCGTTGTTCCAGTCAGGAACATCCTGCTGTAAAACCTTTATGCATTCCGTCGCTTGCTGCTTTAGAGAATCGCCCTGCTGCTGCTTAACGTATCCATAGAAATTGTCAGCTTCTTCAGAAAGAAACTTTAGGTCTTCTTCTGCCTGTCGAGCTTCGGCACGTAAAGCTGTAAAATCATCGGCTGTCATTTGCTTACTAGCAACTAACATGTCAACTTCTGAATACGGCTTATATCGTTCCTGGGCACGGCTAAGCATGGCTTGCAATGATGCATCGGCTTTTTGCATCTGGTCATCTGCCAACTTACGCTGGGATGCCATTTCTTGAGACTTTCGGGTGAGAGATGCTTCCTGCCCATAGAGTCGCTTAAGGTCTTTGACGGATGCCTGTTTAGTTTCACCGTCGATAACTATTTCTACCAGGCTTTCTTCATCGATGACTTGGACTTCTTCGGAGTCGTCTTCGTCTTCTTCGCTGGCTTCTTCGTCATCTTCTTCGGTGTCTTCATCATCAGGGTCCTCATCGTCCTCATCGGATTCTAGGTCTTCTTCATTCTCGTCTTCTTCAGTATCCGCTGCTTCAGTCTCGTCGGCAGCTTCTACCTCAGCCTCTTGGTTTTCTTCGGATAGCTCTTCAGCGTCCTCCCACATTCCAAGAATTGCTTCCGCAGCGTCATCAATAGTTTCGGCTGCACCAGTGTTGGAACTTTCATTGACGTTATCTAATGACATAGTCTATTCCTCTTCTGCTTTGTTACGTTGATTAATTTCATCGCGTACAGACACATTTTGTTTCAAAGTGTCGACGACCTCACGAAGAGCCCTGTACTGGTAATACGCGACTGTTCTTTTTTCATTTTCACCTGGGTCACTGTTAACGAATGCACTGAATGTACTTTCGATTAAATCGTTAACCACAGTATTGAAGGCATCACCTTTGAGGGTTTCCTCAGAGGCATTGCCCAGGTACAACATACTTTCTTGTTCGTTCATAACTGTCTCTCCTTAAAAGACAAATTTAACCATTCGGTGAAGCAATGGCGGTAATCTCATCTGCCTGCTGTGCAAGCACAAGTTCGGCATGGTCGATAAGTTTCTTGTGACGTAACTGCTCCTCTTTAAGGTCGATATTGTCACTCTGAATAGCGTGTTGATTTTCGACCTTGGATTTCTCAAGCTCAATCTTCATTTGGCTAATCTTCATGTCCATCTCGGCCTTCATTTCTGCGAGGGCTGTCTGTCGTTCCTGAAGCTCGAGTTGTTTCTGAGCCATTTGCATTTGCATTTCTGCATTCTTATCAGGCTGTGGTGGCTCGATGTTCTCCGGATTTGTTAGGTACGCGCTGACTTCCTTGACCCCAGATAGCTCCATGATTTTCTTAGCCAGCTCATATTGATTTGGCTGTTGATACATCACGGATAAATTAGGGTCATTGGTCAACATGGTGTGGACGTTAAGATACTTAGTAGCTTCTTTTTCCTGCTCGCCGTAGCCCAGGTGTAACTCAATGGAAACGTCACGCTTTTCTTTCCATTTGCGTGGGTCGCACTCCACGTAACTACCGCTTAGCTCAACCATCCTCTCTTGTGTTTCTTCTTCGCACACCAGGTCATAAACCATGTGGAATAGAGGCTTCATAAACTGGGCTGCAAAGTTCCTGGCGATAATCTTCTGACGCTGCTGTGACATGGTCGCCAGCTGCTCGACCATAGCCGCAGAGTTCTGCTTGCTTATTGCGTCCTTGTTAAGGCCTTGTGACATCTTAGAAACACCAGTGGTGTCTTCCATATCCTCTTCAAGCAGCTTAATGGTCTGGAAAATAAATGGATTCAACGGCGCCTGGAGCATTGGTGCAATTGCATCTGGACGTGTTGTGTTTACTATCCCGCCTAGACGATTGTCGATAAGTTCGCGGGGGTTGCTGAGTGAGCCTTTGACCACTGTGTACCGTGGGTTATTAGTAATCATCGCGTGGTCCAGGATTGACCTGGTTAACACAGTACGCGCATTCTGGGTTGCGACCACTTTGTCTGCGAAGTTATTACCATAGAAAGAGTGTGGCGTAGGCAGTGGGACAAAAGTCACAAAAGGCTTACGGCTCACCTTCTCTTTTTCAAGCAATACATTACCTGCTTTGATGACTTTGTGAAGCTCAGCAATACCTGTGCCTTCAACGTCTAAGAGTATGTAGGCCTCATACACCATGACCGAACGTACCTGGTCCTGATGGTCGCTGCTGCCATTCCTAAAGTTACCTATGTTATCGAAACGTGCCAGGACCTCTGGGTCAGTCTCAAAGTCAACATCGGTGTGGTCACCAATCTTATCGATTAGTTTCTCTGAGTATCCTTCCAGGCGTAACTCGGACAATGTCTTCTTTGTGCGGTGGGCACAGAAAGTAACCGTCTCTAGGCTTTTGGCCTGACTCTCAATTAAGAACTCTTCGGGCGCCACATTCTCGATAATAACTTGAGAGGTGTCGCGCTCGATGCCAATCGTTCCTGAGGTAAGCCCAATATCATCGACTTCACTGTCGACAAGCTCGACGTTGTCCTGGGCCAGAAGCATGTCAAGCTCAGACTCAGTGATGTCTTCAAATTCTTCATAATCAGTCTCTGAGCTAGTCTCCCAAAACACTTTAACCACACCAGCTCGGGCTATCAAAGAATCATGGATACAAGTGCTCATGACACTGAACATATCATTTTGGCGGTGTACCACATAATCTGTGTACTCTGTACACATCTTTGCCAGCTCAACATCGTCTTCGTTTTGCGGGGCAAACTTAACAGTGCGTGAGCCGCTGGAAAAAGTTTCAAGTAGAGCTGCTTTAAGGCTCTCGACTGCATCGTAAACATCAAGAGATACATACTTAGAGTTGCCATCGTGAGCAGGCTTTGGAAGTACGCCGTTGTAATAGTCAATAATCTTAGCGCGTTCTGTGCTTAGCTCTGAATCTGCATATCCAATTGAGCTGCCAACTTGCTGGTCAACTAGCGTGACGATATTGTTGTCACTTAGTTTTTTATATTCCTTTTTTGCCATGTCATAACATCTCTATGTAATAGTCATCGGAGCTTTCAATTGGTTCCCAAGCCGCTTCGTGAACATAATTCGCCAAAGCTAGGGACATTACGCAGTCGTCAAAACAGCCTGACTCTGCTTGCATTGCTCCGGATTCTGTGACGATATAAGTCATCATTTCGCGGATAGTCACTTTGTCGTTAAGCTCTATTTCGGTTTCACGCATCGCCGCTCGAAGCTGGTCAATAATTAAAGGCTTTGTCTTTGAAGTTGTGGAGAATCCAAGCTTGACAGTTTCTCGGTCAGTGACCTTGTCATGCTGTACCTCGGTGTAGAAGTTTGGATATGCCATGTCCTTACCCAGGCGAGTACATGTCAAAATGCCATGAGAGTTGTTTTCAACACAGATAAATGCGTCGTTGTAATAAGTACCTAGTGCATAAAGCACCTGGGCAAAGTAATCTGGATGGGCATGGCCTCTCCAGGTTGCCACTTGCCGCTTCTTACCATCGAGTACCTGGGCAACACTGTAGTCACCACCACGAACACCCATAGCAACATCGGCCCCGATAACATACTGTTCACCAGGCACATGAGGTCGCCAAGTAAACAATTCGCCACGAGCATTATTTGTAAACTCCTCGCCTTCGAGTGCCAGGCGGCTTTCGAGGTCCCGAGTGATTTTCAAGGTGTCTGATAGTTGCTCGGGGTTGAAGACTGGGCGACCTGTTGTCAGGAAGGCTTCGTCGGGCTCACTTGGGTATTCCTGGCGAAATAGGTCAAGACCATTCTGGGCAATCTTCTTACGACGGAACATAAGTTGTTCATCGTCAAGTTCATATTTCTCTGCCAGGTCCTCTTCGTCTGGTGTTCTTTCAAAAGACTCTGGAACAGCTTCACGATACTCAAAACCAGTAAACCAAGGGATAAATACAGGAACGTAGCCATTAGTACCATTGACAGCACCGCGCCACAGGTCATAGAAAATACCATTGACACCGTTCGCCGTACTTTCGACAAAAATAGCCGTGCCTGGTGTATTTGGGACTGCCTGGGTGAGACCATTCCAGTTATCCAGGGCTGTAGACTTCTGCCAGAAGGCCAGCTCGGAGGCATGTACGTGGGTAAGTGTTTCACCCCGTCCGATACTTTC